TGAGCTTTTCATCCCGGTGAACAACATGATTCCGATGTCAAAGATCGACGAATTTCTTGCCAAAGGACAGATGGGCAAGACGGAGGTGGTAAATGAAAACGTGGTTTAAGATCGAAAACAAGGGATCAGTCGCTGAAATATGGATATATGAGCAGATCGGAGAGGACTTCTGGGACGGAAGCGGTATCACAGCGAAGGGATTTCAGAAGGAGCTCGCCGAAATCAAAGCCTCCCAGATCGACTTGCACATCAATTCGCCGGGCGGCTTGGTGTTTGATGGGATCACCATCTACAACCTCTTGAAGAACCATCCGGCCAACGTGACAACCTACATTGATGGCCTCGCGGCTTCTATCGCCTCAGTCATTGCGCTTGCAGGCGACAAGGTAGTGATGGCCGAAAACGCCCTGTTCATGATCCACAAGGCATCCGGCATGGTCATGGGAACCTCCGACGACATGCGCGACTTTGCAGAAAAGCTCGACAAGGTGAACGGCTCCATCGCCACGACCTACCAGACCAAAACCAAAAAAGAAGAAGCTGAAATCAATGACCTCATGGCCGCCGAAACTTGGATGACGGCCACTGAAGCCCTTGACTTCGGTTTCGTTGATGAGATTGCCGGGGAAGCTGATATGGCCGCATGCGCTAAATTCGTGCCGGTCATGGCCAAAGCCGGATTTCAGCACATCCCCGGCAGCATACAGGCAAGAAAGGAAAAACCGACAGCACGGGAAGCTGAGAAAGCCTTACGGGACGTGGGCTTCAATCAGCGTGACGCAAAAGCCATTCTTGCGGAAGGGATTAAGGACGTTCAACGGGACGTTGAACCGACCCCCGAACCGCCACCGGAGCCGCAACGGGACGTTGCACGGCAACGGCTGAATGACCCTGCGTATAACCTGCTATTGAAAGGTGAGAAACTACTGAAATCACAAGGAGGAAAAGGGATATGAAAACCATCACGCAGTACCGGGAGGACGTCAAGGCCCTCATGCAGAGGGTGGACGACCTCCACGCAAAGGCGACAAACGAGAACCGCAACCTCATCGCGGAGGAAGTGGAATATCTCAAGGAAGTCAACGGCGAAATTGCCAGTCTCACGGATATGATCAAGACCGTTGAGGAAAGCGAGAAACTCCGGGCGTCTCTCAAAACCCCCGAGGCCCCGCAGACCGTCGAAATGAAACGGCCCGCCATGTCCGTTCAAGTCAAGGACAAGGAGAAGTTCCGCACCATCGGCGAGCAGATGTCGGCCGTCATGCGGGCGGGTATGCCCGGCGGGCACATCGACCCCCGGCTTTACAACGCAACCGGGCTCAACGAGACGAGTCCTTCGGACGGTGGGTTAAGATAATGCCAGAGGCCCACTCTAAACCTCGCTATATGCTGGGACACCTTAAAGCTCAGAGTGCTACCTATGCAAAAATCTCTGAGATAAAGGTTGACATTATGAGAAATATCGGTATAGTAGAAAAAAGCGGGGCCGTGAAATGTTTCCCCATTCCGCAGCCCCTAATCACAACGATTCCTAAGCAGGAGGAGATCGCCATGACTGATTCTACGGTACCACAACTCTCAGATGAAATTCAACCCGAAATAGGCAATCAGCAGGTAACCCAAATTGAAATTGGTTGGCTGGCAGGTTTTATTGACGGTGAAGGCTATATCGGCATTCAGCGTTATAAAACACGGCACGACAATATGAGCCATACAGTAGCAATGCAGATCAGCAATACCGATGAAGAGATGATTTTACGAGCACAAAAAATCATTCAAAAGATGGGCGTTAATCCATACATCAGAAAACACGGTTACGGAGAAAGGAACAAACCGAAAAGTAAAACCGTATGGGTCCTCGTCGTACATCGGATGCAGCCACTTGCGAACGTATTGGAGACGGTGAAGCCTTTTTTGACAGGCGCAAAAAAAGAACGAGCGGAACTCGTTTTTGAATACTGCGCCTCTCGGGCGGCACACTTTATCCAGGGAAGTCATTATAACGTGATGACGGAACGCGAAGCTCAGATTGTTGAATTGTGTATAGCCAAACAAAAACGGGGAACCTCAGAGACTACACGCGAGGCTCAGTTAGAACGAAGCAAATTGATGTTAGCCAAAGCCTATACCAACAGGAAAGAATATCTCAGGGAACGTGAAAAAGATCCCGAGATTCACGCCAAAAGGATAGAGCGACAAAGAACCCGAAGGGGAACACCTGAAGGGCGTGAAAAGGAAAGAGAATATAGGCGGCAACTCAATATCCGGAGAAAGGACGCACTTCGTTCTGTTTTAGCTGATGATGATATAGTCCGCCCCTATGCGAAAGCAATGGGAAGCTGAGCGTTCTGGTTCAGACAGATTTTAGTTCCGAGCTTTTGCAGGAAGTCTTCCAAACCGGGATTCTTGCCCCGCGCTGCCGAAGGATTTCCATTTCCGGCAACTCCAACGGGATCAAGATTAACGGCGTGGACGAGACTTCCCGCGCCTCTACCCGTTCCGGCGGGATCATCGGTTATTGGAAAGACGAAGCCGCCCAGAAGACGGCCAGCAAGCCCAAGTTCCGCCAGATCGAGCTGACCCTGCACAAACTCATCGGCCTTTGCTACGCGACCGACGAGCTGCTTTCCGACGCGTCTGCGCTGGAAGGGTTCATCCGGCAGGCGTTCGCGGCGGAGTTCGGATTCCTTCTGGATGACGCGATTATCCGGGGTTCGGGCGCAGGCCAGCCTCTCGGAATTCTGAACGCCGGGTGCCTCGTGACCGTTTCCAAGGAAGGCGGACAGCTTGCGGACACCATCGTCTGGGAGAACGTGGTCAAGATGTATGCCCGGCTCTTCGCGGGTTCGCGTCCGAACGCCGTATGGCTGATCAATCAGGCTGCGGAAGCCCAGTTGATGCAGATGGCCATGAGCGTCGGCACGGGCGGCGTCCCGGTTTACCTCCCGGCGGGCGGGGCTTCGCAGTCACCATATGCGACCCTGTTCGGGCGTCCAGTGATCGCAATCGAGCAATGCTCCGCGCTCGGGGATGTCGGCGACATCATCTTCGGGGATTTCAACGGCTACATCATCGCGGAGAAGGGCGGGATTGAGAGCGCCATGAGCATTCATGTCAAGTTCGATTATGATGAGTCGGTGTTCAGGTTCGTACTTCGTGTCGATGGCCAACCTGTTCGTGCTTCCTCCTTAACCCCCTACAAGGGTTCGGACGCCTTAAGCCACTTCGTGACTTTAGCCGCAAGGTGAGGTTGACCGTGAACATCAGTAAACAGCAACTTGAAGAACTCTATGTTGGGCAGGGCTTAACGCTTCGCCAGTGTGCGGATGCGTTGGGCTTGCCCACGCATGGGGGTATTTCTTGGAGACTAAAAAAATTCAAGATTCCTGCTCGCCTGGGGAAATTTCAGACAGGGGCAAGTTGCTATAATTCCGGCAAACGCGGGGATGAAGCACATGGATGGAAGGGCGGAAAACAAACTGTCCCTTGTACCCAGTGCGGAAAGCCATTGGAGCGTTTTCCATCGGTGATACGGGAAAACAATTTCTGTAATTTCGCCTGCTACAAGGGATGGAGAACGGGAAACTTCAAAGGCGAGGCGAACCCGAATTACGGAAACACAATCCTTGCCGGCGCGAATAACCCAAACTGGCAAGGTGGGATCGCCTGCGAACCTTACGCGCCGATCTGGGTGGATAAACGCTTCAAAGCCGGTATTCGGGAGCGGGACGGCCACGAATGCCAGAACCCTGATTGCAGGGGTGATGTTGTCACCTTAACCTGTCACCATATCGATTATGACAAGAAAAATTGTAACCCGAAGAACCTTATCACCCTTTGCGTCAGTTGTAATGCAAGGGCGAATTTCAACCGCGACTTTTGGGAAGCGGGATACAGGGAAATCATCCGCCTGAAATACGCGGAGGATCGTCAACAAATAGCAGTTTAACCCATAGGCCGGGGGCTAAAACCCCGGCACCTCAAAAGGAGGCATGAAATGAATTTCAGTCCTGAAACATTCCCGATCATCGAAGGTCATGAGCCTGCGGCTTCCAACGCAATCGCTGCGACTTGCGACCCTGTCAATGTAGCCAACGCGGACGGCGTCTGGATCATCGTCCATGAGGACTATGCCGTTGACGCCAACCAGCTTGTCATGACCCTGAGAGAAGGGGAAACCAGCGCGGTCGCTCTGGCCGGGACCTACGCGGTTACGGCAAGCTGGGGCGGGTGGAAGAACATCACCGCCCAGACCAGCGACGCGATCACGGCCCTTACTGCGGCAGCGACCTTCACGCTGGATGGAGTCACGGCGGGCAACAACTGCCTGTGGATGTTCTACTTCCCGGCGGCTGCCCTCACCAGCGGGCGTTCGTGGCTGCACCCGACCTTCGCGAATGGAGACGCGGGCAACATTGCCAACGTCCTCTACATCCTCGACCGGTTCCGCTACAAGCAGTCCGCTCCTCCGACTCAGGTAGCCTAACCCTTAACTGGCTTGGGGGCTGAAAGGCCCCCGGCCATCTCCAAAGGAGGAAAGCAAATGAGAAATTACAGTCCTTCGACAAGGGCAGTCATCGGCGACCTGATCAACGGTCTGAAGGTGGAAACCGGAATTCTGGCTGCTGCATCGTACCTGAAAACCGGTCCTGTCCAGACCGAGATTTTTACCGTTAAGGGCGCGATCAAGATTCTTCATCTGTTCGGGGAAGTAACGACGGTGTTCGCCAACAACGCCTGCGTTCTCTACTACACCTTCACCTCGTCCGATCCGGCCATCGCAGTTGGTCCGCTCTGCGCGGCATCTGATTCTCTGGCCCAGCTCGCAGTCGGCGAGCGGATCATGTGGGTAGGCGGCGCGGTAGCAACGGCGGCAGTCCTGACGGCAACTCCGGGGATTTCCGACATCAATCCCGCTCCGCAGATCGTAGGCACCACGGGCGGCACCGGGACCATCGGAATCAATACGGCAACGGCAACGGTGGCGACAGGCGCGCTGCGGTTCGTCATCTTCTATGCTCCGGTGTCCGATGGGGCGTATGTGGAGACTTCGCTGTAAACTTAACCCCTTC